GCAGAATAATAGTTCCATAAAACTTTCTATAGCAGAGGCTATTAACAGAGTTATGAAGGAGATGGATAATGCCAGCGCCACGTAAAAGGCGTAACCCAGCAGCAGCGTCTCTTAGAGCTAGGGGTAAGTCTGTTGTCCCCGCCAAGAGGGGGAGGGGTTCATACACCAGAAAAAAGCCCGCAGCCAAACCAATGAAGGCTGGAGGGAAGAGTAAAAAGTCTCGCGTAAACGAAGCTGGTAACTACACCAAGCCTACAATGCGTAAGCGTTTATTCAACAAAATTAAAGCTGGCAGCAAAGGGGGCAAGCCGGGCCAGTGGTCAGCGCGTAAAGCGCAAATGCTTGCCCGCGAATACAAAGCAGCGGGTGGTGGCTATAGAGACTAGTCGTGAAGCGGCTGGTCCTATTGGTGTTGCTGTTACTCCCAGCACACTCACTCGCACAGAGTGAGCAGACCGGAGACCTCAACACAAGCAACATCAACTCAACTGTATCCAGTAACAACCCCAACCAGTCTACAACAAATAATTACAACGGTGCTGGTGCTGCTTCTAATGTAACACCACCGCCTACAGCTGTATCTCCCAGCGCCCCCTCCGGTGGCTCTGAGAGTTGCTTGATAGGTCGAGGTATGGGGGTACAGGTCAATGTGCTTGGCCTCTCTATGGGCGGTTACAAGCAGGATGAGGAGTGCAATAGGCGCAGAGACGCCAAAGCACTGAAGGAGCAGGGCATGTCGATTGCTGCTGTTGCTCGTCTTTGCCAGTCCTTAGACACATGGAAGGCGATGTTTCAGTCGGCAACACCATGCCCAATATCTATGAATGGTAAACTTGTAGTGGGCCGTGCCGCTACTTTATTGATGAAAAGAGACCCGATAACATTCATCCCTGATTACAAACGCAGGAAAATGTACTACGATAAGATATTGGGTATCGGAAAGGATGATAGTGATGAAGAGAGTAGCAGCGCTGATGGCAGCATTTCTGAGCGTTTCCGCAGCACACTCAGAGACAACGATTGATAATCTGGTTGAGGCCAGTAAAACAATCGCAGCCAAGCTTGAACAAGGTCGCTATGCGGTTTACGGCGCGGAGTATTATGCTTCTGTCGGAGGTATCATCGACTACAACGCAGTGGATGACGAGCAATACATCATTAATGACGCTGACATAGCTGCCTATAATGACGCTCTTGCAGGAGTGCAGAACGCTCTCTACTTCACCACTAAGATGGCGCTGGAAGAAAAATATGAAGAGTCAATGGTCAAGGTATCTGAGGCCGTAGATAGCTTTATTGTCGCCAGTGTGCAGCTTAGTGTTGTCGAAGAGGTGGCTGAGAAAGCTGAAGTGGCGCAACAGACAAATGCAGTAGAAGACCAGATTGCTGTGCAGGAGTATGTCGAACAGAATGATGTTAGTATCAATAATGATACTGTGATGGAGTACAATCAGTCGCTTGAAGATATTGCAGTCAATGCGCGTGAGGCTGGTGCTTTCTTGGCCGCATCTAAGAGCGAGAGCCTGACCAGCCTCTCAGACCAACACGCACAGGATTATGGTCAGTCAATGGCTGAGGCCTCTATCTCTTATTCTGCTACCAATGACATCCTGTCTGTGCAGTGGGCCACCAACATTGGAAGCATATCTTTCCATGACTTCTTGCTAGGTGACTATAAGACGGCAGCTGAAGTTCTTGGGACGGGTGAAACTATTTATGGCGACCAGCAAGCGTACCTGCAATGAGCCTAGAAGATACAGAGTTAAAGATTGGCGGTGTCAATCTCAAGGGCGTATGGATTGCAATCGTCTTATCTATCGGCACCACCCTAGCTGGCGGTATATGGGCAGTCGCGGAGTTTTACGGGCGGATAGAGTCTGTGGAGGCCGCAGTCGCTGGTTCTGGTGAAACAGCAGAAAAGCTTACCGTTCTCGGTACTAACCTAGAAACCATCATGGAGAATCAGAAAGAGCTTTTGGATATGCGAGACCGCATATCAGAGGTTGAGAAAGTTTCTCTTGAGAACGATTTGTTGGTGCAGGGGTTCAAAGAGAAAGTTGGCTCTATAGATAAAAGATTCTCAAAGATTGAGAGAGAGATAGATGACCTATGGCGCGGCTTAGATGCCGCAGCTAATCCATTGCAATAGTTATCGTAGACTGCTGGGGTGAAGAGGGGTACAATGAGATATGGCAAAGAAGAAGTCACAGAAGAGTTTGACGCGCTGGACGAAGCAGAAATGGCGCACGAAATCTGGCAAGCCAAGCACGCAAGGGCCAAAAGCTACAGGAGAAAGGTATCTCCCAGAGAAGGCAATCAAAAGATTAAGCTCAAAGGAGTACGCGGCCACAACAAGAAAAAAGAGAGCCGATACAAAGAAGGGGAAACAGTTCTCCAAGCAACCTAAGGCCGTGGCGAAGAAGACTAGAAAGTACAGGAAAAAGTAATGCGCGATGGTTTACTAGTAAGGTCTTTGATTATCATAGTGGGACTTCTAGCTATAGCCATTTTAAGTGCATGTGTCCCGATGAACCTGCAAAAAGATGCTGTTGCACTAGAGCAAAGAGCGCTCAGAAGTGCTATAACTTTATGTAGTAAGTTCGGTCACACAGAGGGTACGAAGGAGTTCACTCGCTGTGCCGAGCAACGCTATGATGAGTATTTATTGAACAACAGGTAAAACATGGCTGTAGTAACCCCAGACTTACCGGATATCTTTGAGGAAGCATTTGAGCGTGCTGGTACCCAGTTGCGTACAGGTTATGACTTAAAAACCATCAGGCGCAGCTTCAACCTGCTGACCCTTGAGTGGCAGAACCGTGGCCTCAACCTGTTTACGATTGACCCGGGAACGCTGTCACTGACTGCTGGTACAGCTACATACACCATGCCAGCTGATACTATTGACCTTCTGGAGCATCAGTTGAGGGACGGCACCGGAACCAATCAGATAGATACAAACATTCAGCGCGTTTCTGTTTCGACCTACGCACAACAGACAAACAAGAACACACAAGGAAGACCTACTCAGGTCTTCGTAGAGCGCCTCGCAACGGAAGTTAAGGTTACCCTTTGGCCCGTACCGGACCAAGCCTATACGCTCTCCTACTATCGTCTGAAGGGTATTGATGGCCTGTCTAGCGGGGGAGGTACAACCGCCGCCGTGCCGCCGAGGTTTGTCCCGTGCCTTGTGTCTGGTTTGGCTTACTATGTGGCTATGAAGAAGCCAGAGTTGGCTGATAGAGTAACCGCCTTAAAGCAAGAGTACGAGTTCCAGTTTGAGTTAGCTGCTGGCGAGGACACTGATAGCTCTTCAATTAAGTTCGTTCCATACGATACGTTCTATTTGGGGTAGGTTATGGCATACGCAAAGGGGAATTATGCATACGGCTTTTGTGATAAAACAGGCTTTCGCTATCCGTTAAACGAACTTGTCTATGAGTACAAGGATGGCGTTAAAACAGGTATGCGTGTAGGCTTTGATGTTGTTGATGTAGACCACCCCCAAAACTTTTTGGGTAGGGTTAAGATTAACGACCCTCAATCCCTCATGGACCCACGCCCAGACAGGACTGTTGAGTCTTTGTATGGGTTCAAACCAGTATGGAATCCGGCACAGTATATGCAAGGTGCTGTGGGTTCTGTTAAGATAGTAACATCGTAGGAGAAAGTTACATGGAACAAATTGTATCTTGGATTACGGCAATCGTAGCTGCGGCTTCTGTAATCGCTAACATCACACCGTCTATGAAAGACAATGAATTTATCGCCAAGCTGGACAAGTTTGTACAGATGTTGGCTCTCAATCTTCGAAAGGATAAGTAATGCCTGAGGTAAATGGAAAGAAGTTCCCCTACACCGCAAAGGGAATGAAAGACGCAGAAAAAGAAAAGGAGCGTCTGAGCCGAGACCGTACTCGTGGTCTTGACCCTGAGTTCAGTCAAAGCGTAATGGATGCAAATCGCAAGCGCGAAGAAGAAGGTATGAAGCGCATCCAAAAAGAGATGGGCATGGCTTACGGTGGTAAGGTCAAGAAAATGAAGTCTGGTGGTATGTGCCGTGGTATGGGCAAAGCCTCTAAGGGTGGTCGTTACTCAAGGGCCTAGTAAAAGATGAGCTTTACCTACTCAGAACTAAAGCAGGCGATTCAGGACTACGCTGAAAACACGGAGACTTCCTTCGTGAACAATCTTCCTGTGTTTATTAGAAATGCAGAAGAGAGAATCCTGAAGACGGTGCAGCTAAATCTGTTCCGCAGGAATGTTACGGCAAGCCTTACAAGCGGCAACAGGTTCTTGGCTATGCCTGACGACTTTCTTGCGTCATACTCGCTTTCGCTTACATCTGCTGGTGACAAGTTTTTCTTAGACCATAAAGATGTAAACTTTCTTGAGGAGTACTGGCCGGACAATACGGACACCGGACGCCCACGTTACTATGCTGAATTTACATCGGACAACTTTGTTCTCGCGCCGACACCTGATGCAGCGTACCAAGTAGAGCTACACTATTTTTATAGGCCAGCCAGCGTCACATCGCTTGCCGATAGTGGTAAGTCTTGGCTGTCAGACAATGCTCCATATGCGATGCTTTATGGTTCTCTGACTGAGGCGTATGTGTATATGAAGGGAGAGGCAGACGTATTTTCTGTTTACGATGCAAAGTTTGCTGAGGCCATAGCCCGCCTCAAGGACCTTGGAGAGGCGAAGCAGACAGGTGATGCATATCGTGACGGTCAGGTTATACTGCCTAAAACATAATGTTTGAGATTGGTTCTAATATCGGCACCGACCCAATAGTGAAGGTGCAGACAACTAATGGCCGTGGCCGAACCCCAGAGGAAATAGCAGAGAACTGCTTGGACCGCATAATGTATGTTTCTGATAGTGCGCCAGCACCAATTAGGGACCAAGCAAATGCGTTCAAGGATGCAATCAGGCCCATAATTATCTTTTATATGAGGGAAGCTATTAACAGCGACAGGACAACCTTGTATAATAAACTTCGCGATGCAGGTCATACTGAGGTCGCAGAGATACTTAGGAGACTATGATGGCAATTACTCAAGCGATGTGTACATCGTTCAAGGTTGAACTTCTCAAGGGGGTTCACGATTTTACAAACAGCACTGGCGATAGCTTTAAGATTGCCCTGTATACAAGTAGCGCTGACCTGAGCGCGATAACCAGTGCTTACACCACAAGCAATGAAGTTCCTAACGGTAACGGTTACACCACAGGTGGCGCTGCGCTCACAAATGTTACGCCCACCTCTAGCG